GTTGTGGCTGCGCAGGTAGTGCAGCACCTCACCCTGGGCAAAGCTCCAGAAGATCGTGCTCAGCCGGCCCTTGTCCGGGTTCCAGGCCTTGGCCGCCTTGATGAAGGCCATGTCCACGCAGGAGAATATGTCTTCCCTGGCCAGGCAATGCCCGTACTTGCGGGCGAGCTTCCCGCCAAAGCTCTTGATCAGGCCAATGTGTTCGGCATACATGCGGCCAATGCGGCGCTGCTCTTGACGCGTGAGCGGCTGCGCTAGGTGTGGCTCCGAACGTCGCTTGACGGGAACCTCAAATAGCTGAAGCTGACCGTCTGCAACGCGCATAGCCATACTCTAACTTCGCAGCACCTGCACTGTTCCGACGCTGGAAGTAGAGCCGCTCAGGCACAGGCAGCCCATCACTTGCTTCAGGTGCGGCACCACGTTGAGCGCGTTCTTCGCTTCGGCCTGGCCGGTCTGGTTGAACTCCACGTCAATCACATCCACGCGAGCACGCTTCAGGTTGGCATTGGGAATGCCGGGGATCAGTTCGCTGCTACCGGCGCCGGTGCCGCTGAGCACGTTGCTGTCGCCCAGCAGGTATTCCGCCAGATCAAACGTGGCCTGTTTGATCGGCTGGGGGATCTCGCTGCTGGTGTACGACCAGTCGCCGCATTCGGCATCTGTGCGCGGCCACAGCAACGCCTGCGTGGTGCTGGCCTTGGTGCCGACAAAGGTCAGCTCATCGAGGTAGCGGGTCGCCATGATCAGCGCCCGGCCCTTGTTGTCGGTGCTGGCTGAAGCCCAGCTCAGCGTGCCGAGGTACAGATTCGCCAGGTCGTCAGCGGCTGCGACGGTCAAGTAGCTGTTGGCCGATGCCGAGCCAACGGTGGCGGTGACGGTGACAGGCATGGCGGCACACTCTTGGCCTTAAGTTGCCGGCGGCTTCTTCGGTGCCGACCAGAGCTTGACGGCCTTGTCAAAGCCGATTTCACCGTCCACCAGGCGCTGGCCGAGCTTCTTGCCGAAGATGGCCTGCGCGGTGTCGGGGTTGTCTTTGACCCACTGCTTGGCCGCCACCTTGAAGCTCAGGGCCTGCTCGGCGCCATCGCCATCCGCTGGGCGCTTGGGCGGCACCTTGTTGCCGCTGGGGTCGGTCATGTCTTCGCTGCGCCACTTCCATGGCAGCAGGTAGCAGCGGCAGTTGTGCACTACAATGCCATCAGCCAAATATGCCCCGCTGAGGGTAGAAAAGTCATACACGGGTATCTCATGCCGCGCCCCGATCTCAACGCTGATCACATTGTCCAGCTCTACCAGTCCGGCTTGGGCTTTGCCGAAATCATGAAGCAGCAACGGTGCCGCTTCTACACCATCAAAGCCTGCCTTGACGCCGCAGGCATTGAGGTCAGGCATCGGCCCAAGGTGGACATTGCCGTCATTGTCGAGCTGTACCGATCTGGCTTGAGCGAGAACCAGATCGCCCAACGCCTTGGAGTCGCACGCGGCACCATCCGCAAGCGGCTCATCAAAGCGGGCATCACACCGCGCAGCCAAAGCGAGGCGGAGACCCTCAAGTGGAGTCAGCTCACCCCTGAGCAGCGCCGCAAGCAAGTCGCTAGCGCTAACGAGGCCTGTCGCGGCCGCGTGCATAGCGAAGAGGAACGCATCAAGCGTGCTGAGGTCAACTACGTCCGTCAGTTGCACATCAGCGCCAACGAGCAGCGCCTGGCCGACATGCTTCGCGCACGGGGACTGGCCGTGCAGCAGCAGTTCCCGGTTCACACATGCAATGTTGACCTCGCCGTGCATCCCGGCTCCATCGCCGTGGAAGTCCATGGCGGCGGCTGGCACAGCACCGATTTCCACAGAAGGTTGCTGGAGAGCAAGCGTGAAAAGCTCTTCAGCCGTGGTTGGGCGCTGATTGAGGTCTGGATTGACGCTCGCTACCGGGTTTGGGATGCCGTGGCAGACGAGCTGGTCACCCTCTGTGATTGCCTTGGCCGGCTTCCATCCGTTGGCGGTGAGCACTGGGTGGTTTTCGGTAACCGAAAGGTTCCGGCCGCCATGCGTGCCGATAGTGACGACATTGCCGCTGTATACCGACCGCACCGCAGCGGCAACGCTTCCAGCGATAACGGGCGTATCGCCTAGAACGCACTGCGGATGCGGTGACACCTTGCGGTACTCGGTCGGGAACCGCTTGCCGTCCAGCTTCAGGCAGATCGGGCAGACGTTGGAATCCAGCACCGCTGTCCACACCAAGCCCTCCGGGCCCATCCAGGCCGGGTCCGTCTCGAACTCATAGATCGCCTGCTGCGCCGCGCTGCCCACCTCATGCACGCCGGTGCGAATCAGGGCCTCAACGTTGTTCTCCGTCGTGCGCACCACCGCGTCTTGGTAGGTGGCAAAGGTCTCACCGCCCACATCCGACAAGCCCAGCCGAATGAAGCGCTCAACGCGATCGGCCACCAGTGCCGGCAGCGCGCTGCTCAGCTGCGTGCTCAGCGTCTTACCGGCCACCACGGCATCGTTGACGATGCGCTGCACCTGGGCGCCACTGGCGGCCACGGCGCCCTCGTTGACCAGCTCACCGCCGGCCATGGTGACCATGCGCCGCGCAAAGCCCAGCTGCTGCTCCACGAACGGGGTCAAGGCCTCCTGCAGTGCGGCCAGCTGCGGCACGCCGAAGGAGTCCTGCACGCTCTTGGCCACGGCGGTGACGACCGCCTGAATGGTGCGCTCGCGGTTTGGGCCCACGCTGAGCACACCGCTGCTGCCCATCACCCGCTCGACAGCGATGAGGGTTTGACGCAGATCGCGCAGCGCCTGGCGGATCAGCCGGTCTTCCAGCTTCTTCTGCCGCAAGGCATTGCGCAGGAACTCCTCGACCTGCGCGGAGAGATCAGCCACGCCCTTGGCCTCGGTTCAGCTTGCGCCCATGGCTGGGCTTGCTGTGCTGCCCATTGCCCTGCCGCGTGCGCTTGGGTGGTTGGCGGCGGAACAGCTTGGCCGTAGCGGCAGTCTTGGCTTTGACAGCCATCAGCCGCCCTCGCTGTGGTCACTGAGCGGCTTAGGTTGCCGCCGGCGCTTGGGTGTTGCCGGGGGTTCCTGCAGCTGGCACTGCTCTGCAGCAAAAGAGGCCGCCTCCTGAGAGGCAGCCTCCAGCTGGTCACGCAGTCGCCGGAAGGCGAACAGACCCATCAGCCGCCCTTGCGGTAGAAGACGACCGTGCTGGCCGAAGCCACGCGGCCCAAGAAGGTGGCAGAAGTAGCCGCCGCCACAGTGGCATTGCCGCTGACGGTGACACTGGTGCCGCCCGCAAAGGTGACGGCATGAGTCGCGCTGGCGAGGTTGACGATCGTCACCTCAAAGCACTGACCGACCTTGGCACTGTTGCCCAGCTCGCTGATGATGTCAGCGGCGGTGGCAGTGGTGTAGGTGCGGCCGGTGGTCGGGGTCACGGTGACCACGCTCTCAACGCTTTGGGCAGCGGTGAGGGTGGTGTCAGCGTTGCCGCCAGCCAGAAGGACGTAGCCTTCTGTGGCACGGCCAAAGTTGGCCTGCTCCAGTTCAAAGATGGATGCCATCGTTAGTTACCTCAGAAGTTGGGGTTGGAGACGATGGACACGATCCCAAGGTTCTTGGTCTCGTACACCTGAGTCCAGTTGCCAACGGTCTCCAGCGTGGCGCGGGAGGGGTTGACACCACCAGCGGTGTAGGACATGCCCAGCGGGTGGAACAGGTTGTGCCAGTGAACCGACATGGCATCGCTCAGGGCGAGGATGTCACGGTCGGTTTCAGTCACAAGGCCGGATTGATTGCCGCTGGCCAGAGCGCCAGGGGTGAACAGATAGGACGCATACTGCGTGCCATCGTTGTTCACATCATCCGACACCAGAACCTGCATCCCCATGTAGAAGGGAACGGTGGCGTTGTTGGTGTAAGCACCAGCCACGCTGCCGCCGAACACAGGCGCGATGCCGGTGGTGGCTTCCGTGCCGCCGCCGCGTGCCTCGTCGTTGGTCACGTAGTCAATCGCCTTGCGCTCCACGAGGTCGTAGAACGTCTTGCTGTGCATGGCGATCACGCTCAGCTTCTCGCCTTGGTCGCCCAGGGCAGCGCGAGCTTCAGCCACCTTGCCAGGGCTCAGGGGCACAGCAGTGGCGTTGGAGTCAATCGCCAGAGCTTTCAGCGCACCGGTGGTGTTGCTGGTCAGCGGACCAAAGACGCCTTTGAGGATGGCGAACACATCCTTTTGCTGCTGGTGGCTGATGTAGTCAGCGACCTTGCGGCCGATGGCTTGCATCGGGTCATCGCCAGCGGCGAGGGCGGCCAGGGTGCGCACTTCCCAGGCGCGGCCACGGTGCAGGACCGGGCAGATTTGCTTCTCAGCGCCGATCTTGCCAGGGGTGAGGCTGGCGGAATCGCTCAGCACTTCAGCGTCGCCGCTGAGGTTGGCGGTCCAGGACGGGACGTTTACGTAGTCGCCGCCTTCTGTGGCGTTGAGGATCTCCAGAGGTTGGATCACGCCGCTGTTGAGGAAGGCCGACCGGGTGGTGACAGCCTCGTCAACGTAGGCAGTGAAAACCTCGGGAACGATGATGTCGCTCCGAAGGGTTGCCATGATGATGATTTAAGAGGGGTGGTTGGTGGCCACAAGCCGTTGGGTCAGCACAGCCGTCCCTTTGGCTATAGCTTACCGTTTCGCTTCTGATTTCAACTTGGCGTAAAGGTCGGGGTTGGTCTTGAACAGACGCCCCTGTTCGGTCAGGTTGTAATGCTCAGGGCTAAACGGGTTTTTCATGCCGGCGGGCACCACGGCGGTGCTGCGGCTGCCGGCAGGCGCACCGGTGCCTTGCGGCTTGGGTGCTTTGAACAGCCAGGGTTTCTGCTGCTGCAGCTGGCCCATCCACTCGTCGATCGGCAGCTCTTGGTAACCGTCCTTGTAGACGGGCTCCCCGTTGTCGTTGAGGGTCAGGCTGCTGCTGTGCAGACGCAGCACATCGCTGGGGTCATGCACCTGATCAGCGAGCTTGGCCACCACGCGGGAATCAAGGCGTAGGTTGCGCACCTCACCCTGCAGCTTCTCAATCTGCTGCTGA